CTCTGGAGTCTCTGAAAAGTTAAGATCTGGGACACCTTTGTTCTCCCAGGACCAGTCAAGAGTGAACATGTAGGATCCCACGACCTTTTTTCCATCGGGACGAATTAATTCTGCCTGTAATCCAGCGAGACGAGCACGTCTTTGAACGTCAATGTATGGGGAAAAGCAATCCCAATACATAATGTCCTCTAAAGGTTCAATCGGTGCGTCTGGTTTCCAGCAAAAAGCGTGAAGTGGCCTGCGAGTCCAATTCACGCCGTTTTCTAAAAATGCCTCAAACAGAGGAACTCTTTTTTCAATGCTCGCAACAGAATGAACATCACATTTGGTTACTTCACCATGTCCCATTTTATGGTTAAAAAGGAATTCATTACGAATATAACAGGACCAATCTGGAAGACTATGGTTTAAGTAAGCCATGTTTAACCTTTACCTTGACCCCTATACTTTTTACGAGCATTATTACGAGACGAAGCGGCATACTTGGTTCCTGCACCGCTTCCCTGACGAGACTTTTTAGGGACCCCAGGCATATAAGAGGAGTTCTTATTCAGACCGACTTTTGCTTTTGCTGCCATACATTATTCTCCAATAAAATTTCAGTTTCAATATCTTCAGGATTTGGAGAACCTGTCTGATAAAATTCAATCGACAGATCCTCCATTACATTGAAATATTCTTCTTCTGTAAGACTTGAATAAATTCTTCTTCCCTTACAGAGAATATTATATCGTTCGTTAGCCATCAAATGATTCTTGTCTTCTCGTGACCAACTCTGATACGAGGATCGCACCAAATTTCAAAACCTGCTTCCTTTGCATCCAAACAGAATGATACGTCTTCTCCACACATATCCTGTACTTCACCAGATTCAAAGACTTGCATCTTTGGAGCAAACCAAGGATACTTCATCTCTGAGTGTTCAAAGACTCCGTTCTTAATCAACAACCAACCAAATCCAGCATAATCAACAGTGAATGGTTTCCGACGCTTTGAGATACTCTCAATGGTTTCGTGATTCATAACACCACCATTGTTACGGAAATCATCCTCTTCCATCCAGTGTGCCACTGAAGTCGTGCGACCGTCTTCCGTACAATACCATCCAGAAGCAATGTCTTGATTCATCAGAACAAGTTGCCAGAACTTTTCAGTATTGAAAACAATATCACTATCAATCCATAATTGCCAATCATATTTCAGTTTACCATCCCAGGGAATCTGATCAGGTCCACGAAGTACATTTGCTCCAAGACACTTGCAACGGGCAAAGTTCACCATTGAAGAATAATCTTGTGAGATTTGGATACTGGCGCCAGCCTGCACCAAATCAAAACAAAGTTGAACAAAATTCTTTAAGTAAGTATATGAGACCCCTCTTCCAGGTAGACAGAATACAACTGTTTTGCCCTTTACCATCTCACGGGCCAAGTTGTAATCCCATTCAGGTTCTGAAGCGGTCGGAGTCTTTGCTTTTACGGTAAATCCTTTAGCCATAATAGAATGCGTTTACATCAATGATCATACAGTATTATATAGTGAATGTCAATCGCTGTCCTTTTCGGTAATCACTAAATCTCCGCCCTCAATTGACAAACGGACCTCTGTGTCTTCATACCAAGAAAGATCGTTTGTAATCCATTCAGGAATCACAATATAATACTCACCAGTAATTGGATCGACCTGTACGAGTTGAAAATTTTCTCCGGAATTTTTTTTCATTTCAGGTATATGAATCTTCTTTTTCAGATTTATATAGCACTTTATATTTTACTCGCGTCCGTAACACTTTGTAGGTTAGGGGGGACCCATGGTTTTTATATAACGGGGGCGGCGCCCCGAACGCAACGGGACGGGGGCACTGCCAGATCACGAACGAATGTTATACCTAACCACGCCCTTCGTAGTTAGTATGAAGACCCGCAAGTTCCCACGCAGGGTAACCATCAATGCCCGCACGATTGAGTGAACGACCGAACGTATCATCACGGTGAGAGTTAAGTTGCGAACGACCCTTTGCAACGTTGGTGCTCACCCATACGGTCTGACGGGTGTTAAGATCGGATGCGATGTTGTAGAGTGCCATGATAACGAATGAGGAATGTGTGTGGTTTAGTGTAACTCAGTCACGGGTAGAATCGAACACCGAATAGAAACAATCCCATGCCCAAGTGTCGGCAACGAATGTATCAATGCCGCACTGATCACAGACCCATTCGTAGGCACTGTCACAGTCTGCATTAGTCTCAACCACGAAGTTATAGAGAGAAGCAATAGCACCACGGAAGCAATCATTCTCCATTTCAGACACCCACCACTTGCCAGTTTCAGTGCTTTTGTTGATCATCTTGCCGTCGATGGAGAATGCTTTGATCACGGACATTTGAGTTGCTTTTCTTTGACTCTTTTAGTATTGCATAAAAAAAGTGTCCACGGGGAGAATCGTGGACACCTTATCAACTGTCACCAGATAACAGGATTGCCCTGCAGATCGGTTACAGTTCCCTGTTCATTGTCGGTTGCGATAGAGTCAAGAATCTGCAGAATTTGCGAACCATCTTTACCTTGACGAAGCAGAGAGATTGCGAGGTTGAGAGTCATGAAATGAAGGAAAAAGATTAACGAATGGCGGTGAGTTTGATGTCATCACCAGGACAGAAGTTCAGTTCAGACGCATACCAGAGAAGAAGGGAATTGTGCCAAATTGTGCAGAGTGAAAGAACCATTGAAAGTTCTTTTGAAACACACTCTCATCACCAATTCCGTGCTCACGCAGAATAGCATTGAGGCGCGATTTGGTGGTGTTAGATTGATGCCCACCATCGAACAATTCGATCCAGGTTTCACCAATGCGAGCGATCAGATTGCCATGGAGAAACACATCAGAAACGTTCGAACATGCAACGACTTCGGTGTTATCAAGTTTGAAATCTTTGCCAGCAGTGATAGCGGCATTCATCAGACGTTCGATCTTACGCATGGGAGGAATTCGTCTCAACAAAGGTAGTATGGATCAAATCAGGGGACTTTGCAAGGGGGGTTGTGCCACCTTGTCAACTGGCACACTGAAAGCGCCCAGCGTTGAAGTTATGATACGCAAAGACCTCACGATTGACCAGTTTGAACATACCAAACTCATTGGTCATCACATAACCCTCTGCATCAATCCTGTTGTATCCGATATAAGCAGCAGGACCCATGTTGCGACACAGGAACAAACAATCATCTTTGATCGACTTCACCAATGCCCACAAACGAATCAGGTTAGGATCACAATCAAAGTCTTCTGCAACGATGTTATCACCCGAACGAATGCAGGCGTTCAGTTGCTGTTTGATCTTTGCCGCTTCCTTATCAGAAACAAACTCACAGGCAGTAGACATTTGACGGGCGAAATCTACGACCTCTTTCACATCAGCGAAGGACTCCTGATTGTGAAGAATGTAAGCATCAGGTTGCACAAACTTCACCGTCTCAGTATCATTCCAGATGCTACGGTCAGGGAATGCTTGTGCATCACGCAGATCGTTTGCAGCATAATAGCAAGTGTGAGGAGCGATGATAATTTTCTGGGAAACTACCTCACCGAACTTATAAGTGATGGTGTTCGGAGTGTATTCATCAGATCCACCAAACCCGATGAAATCGCCTTGATAGATACATTCGAAACGAGGCAACCAATCAAAACAAGCGTGAAGAATGTCTGCAACTTCACCTTGATAGAATTGATCGATCTCATCATGATTGTGAGCGATACGAATTTTTTTCTTGTTGAATACTGCCTTGGTTCCTACAAAGAATTCACGATTAGCAGGATCAGTTCCCCACACAATTGCAGGTGCCCCGTCAATCTTTACACTCAGATTGCCACGGGCAGTAAACCAATCCAGGACAGAAAGATCACCCGTGAGGATAGAATCTTCGGGGTGTTCGATGTGTGTGTTTTTCATACTGTTAGTATTGCACGGATTGGGGGGTATCGCAACCCCCCTTGTGCCACTCTCTCAACTGTCCTCCAGCAGGTCGGGATAGTATGATTCAACCTCTGAAATCAGTTCCTCATCAGTATAACTGGTGAGATTTTCTTCCATCTGATCACCAACAATCTGCAGCAAATCTTTGGTGCTCATGTTGTCAAGCAAACGGTCGATGTATGCTTCAACCAGTGCTTCACGATCGAAAGTGTTAGTCATTTCAGAATGTGACGATAATCAATGGATTTGATACACCAACCAGAGGCACAACTAATCTCTTCAATCAGGTCCTCTTCATTGTCAGCATCCCAAATGGTGCCGATGTAACGAGAGGGCAAAAACTCTTCGGTTTCAAGTTGATCCTGTTCAGTCCAATCTTCATCATCAAGTGAACAATCAAACTCAATCTCGGTAACTTGAAATTGCATTTCAGTAATCGTAGTTGGCGTTCAGGTACTCATTGACATCAAACTTTTCATCTTTGAGTTCGGGAATGTCAAGGTCAAAGATTTCACCAGGAGCATCTTGAATCTCAGACCAGAGTTCATCAAACATGGTTCAATTCCGAACGACAAGAGTACAATACACGGGATGGGGGGTCACCACAACCCCCCGTGTGACACTTTCGCAACTGGCACAAGAATTCTTATACAAACTCCGCAAGATAGTAATCTAAAGGCAACTCAAGTTCTGCCGCTTTCTGTTCCCATTCATCCCATTCTTGCGGGGAAGCATCATTCAGGAAATCTTCACGGGAATATTCAAAAACGGGACCACACATTTGAATCGATTGCGACAACGAAGGTACAATATCCGATCACGTGGCAGAACACAACCCCCCTTGTGCCACTCTCTCAATTGGCACAAGATCAGCTAGCATTCTCAATAAGCATAATATTATTGAGAATCAATAAGATCTTGTAGTTGAGAATAGATCCAATTGTCAGACTGTCACACTAGAAGACATCGCTGTAGTCTTTGATGCTAATGTGTACATCTTCATCATCTTCTAGGTGTAGCAGTTCTCTCCAGGGAACATCATCTAGTTCTAGATCATCATAACACATGAGATCTAATGTAACACGTACCATGCGCTTTGCGTGTGTGGCAGACATGTGATTCTCGTGCGATGTTTACTATACTATATCATGCATAGTGACGATACGCAAGTGATTCATAATCTTGCCCATCTCGTGCGTAATCTTCATCTAGATCTTGTGCATAATACTCCTCTAGATCATATGAATAGTCTGTTGCGTATGTGTAGTCGAGATCGTAGTCGTCGTACATAGCTCGTCGAGATCTGTATGATGCTTTATGATTATAGCAGATATCTCGTCCAGATGTCAAGAAGGCTTCTAGACGAGATTCACATAAGAGTATATATGTATTCTCGTCGAGATTTATGTGGGTTTGGGGATTTTTGCGGGCGTGGGACTTGACAAACTGCGCGTCTTATGATACGCTCGCTTAACTTGCTATAAGGACGGGGGTTTATAAGCATTTAGAAGACTTAAAAGACTACCTATTCTCAACAATATTCTCAATTGATTCTCAATTATTATTCACTTATTGAGAATAAAACAAATAATACATTAATGTTTTTTATTATATTTTTTAATTAAATTTAACCTTTTATTGTATCAGATTATACCATTCTTACTCTTTATAAAACGGTGGCATCCTTACATCTTCCTTCCACGCAAATTGGTTAAAGTAATCATTATGAATGTCATCCAATTCCTCTGGAGATATTGAATTAGATTGAATCATCTTATGTAATTCTAACAACTCTGGTATTGAGTTTTTAACTTGACTAATATGAGTTCCACAGAAAAGATGAGCAAACTTACGACTTTCATCATCAGAAAATATAACACATTGATCAGGATAAAGAATATAAAAAAGAGAAAAAGTATCAAGTTTATAATTCATATGATTCCAAGAAAATACCGATGCATGAATCAATCTATCATCGTGAATAGAACTCTCCATAATAGATCTACAACGGATAGGATCAATAAACATACAACAAGTATGAATTCTTGGTAGTTCATTTGTGCCGCCATAAAAATTATAAAACTTTGGCATAAATCTACCAGCAATGGCAGCATCATAAT